TGGATCACGTGTCTCTAAGTCAATTGCAATTTCATTTGCTAATCTTAAATCAGGATACTCTGTAGGTACTAACCATTCTGTCTGTGGTACTATCATTTTTTTCTAGCCATGTCTTTCATCTTCTTTATTTCTAATTCACAATAATGAATTATTTTTTCTAAATCTTGTATGCCATTTTTATTTTTATAACGACACACATACTTTATAACGTTTCCCTGGAAAAAAGAAAGGTCATTCTTAGAAATAAATTCATAGGGTTGAATGTGAAACGATTTATAGTGACTCCCCCCTATCTGCTTATCTTGCGGAAATGAATCTTTAAATATATCTTTATGTGTCATTTTAATACCTCCATTATGTTGATGACAAAAAATGTTAATGTTACTGTTATAAATATATCTGACGTAAGTGTCTTCATAATTGATATCCTTTTCTTTGTTTATCTAGTTTTATTTTATATAGATTGTTACGTGCTCTAGTGGTTCCTACGTACCAGACTCTATGTTCTTCATCTGCCTTATCTTGACTTTGTTTTGTAGCCTCAATAATTTTTTTACCCATATCTAAACATATAATTACATTATCTTGCTCTCCTCCTTTTATAGCGTGTATGGTTGACAACCATATTCTTGCAGACTCTCTTAAATTTTCTTTGTTTTCTAAAAGACGTAATAGATATTCTTTATCAATATCTTCTTCTAACTTAAATGCATCAAACCAAGTTTTGTTTTTATTTAGTTTTACTTCTCCTGTAAAATTTTTTATATTTTTTAATTCTTCTTCTGTTAACTCTTTACCTTTACGCCATTCATTGTAACTATTCATGGCATTAAACATTGTAACTTTAATACTTTTACCTCTATTACTTTCAAAGTATAAACCTTTTTGTATTAACATTTTTTGTATTTTTAAAAGCTTAGATACTGTTCTGGTTATGATTAACCATTTACCTTTTGTTAAATCTATTTCATCTAAATTATATATTTCTTCGCATTTACCTTGATAGTTTCTAGGGTGATACTTTTTTAATTTTCTAGCACCCACAATATTATTAATAGGTACACTTGACTGTAATTGAATTGATTTAGATATTCTTTTTGAATAAATTAATGTTTTTTCTTTTGCAGGTTCTGCAATAAATCTTTTTACATCTGCACCAGCCCACGCAAATATAGCCTGATCATCATCACCTGCCAAATAAATATCTTTCGTTTTTGTTTTTAAAATATCAAATAGTTTCCACTGCAAGGGTGAAAGGTCTTGAGCTTCATCAATAAATATAACATCAAATTCTGGTATGTTTTCAGGTTGATCTATTAAAATTTGAATTATGTTATTAAAATCTAATAATTTCTTTTTAGATTTATATTCTAATAAATTATTGTATATATGATCTAACTGTTTCCAATTTACATTTCTTGGATCGTGTTCTTCTAAATTAAATTCTTTTTTAATGTCTGTACATTTATTTACTGCTTTACTTATTATTTGAAAATATGGATTTTCAAAACCTAGATAAAAAGATTCGTCTTTATTATACCTATCATAAAATTTTACTTGAAGATTTAATTTCTTACCAAACTCCTCATAGTGATAAGGTTGCATAATATCTTCTTGACTAATGTTTAAATTATCAACTTTAATACATTCAAATGCTAAAGCATGTAGTGTTTTAAAATATCTTAATTTTTTATTTTCAAACGGCATTCTTTGTTTTGCTTCTTCTGCAGCTTTCTTAGTAAAAGCAAAATAACCTATACGATGTAAAGGTATTTTATATTTTCTTACATAAGCTTTGGCTCTACTAATTAATCTATATGTCTTACCTGTACCTGGAGGACCATAATATTTATAAATCATACTATGTCGTCTTGACTTTCTATCTCGATAGTTTCCTTAACTTCCTCTGGTTTTTCAAAAATGTGTAAAGGTATTCTTGTGGTTCTTATTGCCTTAAAGTAATTACCCTCATCATCTTGACCTGGAAATCTTTTTTGTTTACCAAACAAAGCTCTTTTGTTTTGATCTTTATCTTCATTATTAAATAGTTCATGTGAAATCATATAAGATGTTTTCTGTGCATCGTACTTCCATTCTTCATTTTTTAATTTGTCAAAGAATTTATCAAACACAAACCATGCAAACTCACCTTCAACAAAAGGTCTGCCACTTTCAAATGACATATAATTTGTAGCCTGAGCCCCGTATATATGTTTCTCCAATAATTTTTTAAGTATATCAATTGGACTTGTACCTTCTGCAGGTTCTATAATTTCTATTTTATCTTTACCACTTATTGATTTTAGTATTTCATCAAACTGATCTTGTTTAATTGATGGTGCTACAATTAAAGCTTGCTCAAACAAAACAGTTTTAAATTCATGTACCTGAGTTAATTTATATGTATTTTTACAATGTAATTGTATTGTTTCATTCTCTTCGGAGTTCTCTACAGTTACCCTCCACTCTGGATTAGGTTTAATATTTATTTTTTGTAAGTTACTTAATGTTGGATAGTTTGTTTTCTCTCCTGAAAGCACTCCAAATTTTCTTTTTACACACAATGCTTTCATACAGTTTGGTTCTAATAGTGGATCAGTACAGGTAAAACCTTTCTTTTGTTTCTCCCAGTTTTTTATTTTTGCTTTTATATGATCATCTGTCCAATGTTCATCAAATTTAAAATACTCTCTCCCTGCTTTTACAATCATTTTTTGCCAAGTATCGGGGTATTTCTTTTTAGCAAATACCATGTAATTATATAAGAACCTATCTCTACCATCTGTAAATGTCATTTGTTCTTTAGTTAATTTCTGTAAACATGGTGGTCCATCTTCAAACTCTTCACCACCACCTTTTAGTTCTGAATAAATTATATCTTCTTTTATCTTTTTAAAATTTTTTGGATCTACTAAATTTAATCCAATTGTCTTTACAAATTTTTCAAATGGCATTTGACTACCATCTATATCTAATGCTTTTCTATCATCACCGTTGTATGGTAAATTAATAAAATTACCATTAGATACTGTCCCATCAGTAGATATTAACTGTGTTTGTTTTGGAAATATTTCTGTTGCATGTGGTAATTTAAACGGAACCAATAACTCTTCTAAGAAACTTCTTATTTCTTTTGCTCTAACCAACCGAGTGGTGAATACATATAAATGTAATCCACCACTCTTTGATAATATGGGTATTATTGGTAGGTTTTTATCTTGGATGACATCAAGATAAAATTTTTTATCTATTGGATATTTATCCACATCAATTGCACCAAATCTAGCCATGCCTTCATCAGTACAAGGTTGTATTCCAATTGATTTAATTCCTTTTAAATGATCTAAGTAATCTTGATCAGTGACGGGTTCTTTAGTCCATTCATGTTTCCATTTTTTCTTTCCTGTTTCCGGATCTATGTAACCGTCATCAACTTTGCAGACACCATAACTTCTCGTAAGCCCACTAAAATATTCTATGTATTCTTTCATTTGTCATCCTTATTAATTTTTTAAAGACGCCTCCAGTCTCCCTTCAGCGCCTTCGTACTCACTAGCCAAGTGTACTTTCCCAATGGGAAACTAGATAATCTCTTCAGATTTTGTTTCTCCAACTTTCTCATATTTAGGTTTACTTGAACCCGCTGATACTTGTTTTTGAAACTCTTGAGCCATCATGTATATAGCTGCATCTTTTTCATCAGATATATTTAACATCTTAGATATTGATGGTTTATATACATGCCAAGTTTTATCTCCTGCACTTTTTTCAACAGTTTGTAATTTAAAAACTGCAGAATATGCTGCCGGTTGAAAAGAACCTTTATCATCTGTAATTCTTAGATTAGAAATAAGATCATTTAGTTTTCTTGCCGGTGTAAGATTAGATGATCTCATAGTAATCACCGCTTTTCTTGGTGCACCATCTACCATTACAATAATGTAAAAGTACATAGTTTTTTCAACATAGTTACCATTCTGTAATCTATATTTTATACCACGCATTTCTTCTTTTGCATTAGCAGGCGGTGTTAAATGTGTTCCAACAGGTGCTGATGGACTATCACCCATCTCTTGCCACTCTGGATATCTAGTTTGTGTATGTGCTACAATAACTTCAATACCATTTTCACCATCCATAGGTTTACCAAAACTACTAGAATATAACATTCCAGGTTCAGCTCCTTCTACATGCTTAGGACTTCTTGAGTTACACTCTGGTGATAGTTGATGTAAGATTTTCAGAATCGGTGTTGATACGTCATCTGATTTTATTTCCTCTGCACCTTTACCAGAATCAGCTCTAAGGTTTAGAGTTGCTAGTGCACCTGCACTATCTTTTTTTACGACTTGTTTGTCCATACTATTTACTCCTTTATTAGTTTAGTATTTTATTAGTTTATTTTTTATTAGTTACACTAGTTCGGTTACCCTCTAGTGTATTAAACAGATCAACGGGAACTTCATTTCCTTTTTCTTTCCATTCACGCATCACTGCAGAGAGTCGAGCGTGGTGAACCTTCTCTTGTTGAGTTGGTTCATAGCCACGCTCCCTCGCAAGGCTAGCGTATTCGACAGCCTTGTTATCTTCG